AGATGATTTCGCGAATATGTAGTAACTTTGGATGTACCTGAGGAATAATTCGTCAATTCCATAGACATTACGTCTTTCAACCTAACTCCACCCGACCACATTCCATAACATAATGCCCATGTACCTAGTACATCTGACACTCTATACACTGTAGCTGGTAACCTAGTAGGTTCAGCTACAAATATAACGTCTGGTTGTGCGACCAAGATAGGAAGATTTAAAGCGTAAGTATCTCCACTGTTGTTCATCGTGTAATAACGCTTCACGTAAGTTCTCACTGAAGAAACCTTATCACCTATGGAAGTTGAAGAAAACATTACTGGATCTCCCACTACTTTCGAATTACCAATGGTAAATGACACTGAACGCGATGAGGTAATACCACTCTGACGAGATAAAACTCTTACGGGAATCAAAGTATTATTGCTTGGCATTGCCACTTCAAAGTCTTGTCCAGCACAAACCTCTGCAAGAATGGTAACAGTAGAAGCAACAGCTGAAGGTGCTACTAACGGATCGACTATCCTAACCGATAATCTCCCAATAATCTCGGTGAGATGTACGAACGGCGTCGTAGAAATATACGGTACTTGTATGGTAACTTCATCGATTTCACGAATATCAACTATCTGTCTATCTACGTATGCTGGATTGGAAGGTCCTACAAACGCTGGATTAGTAGTAGGAGAAAATTCAAACGATAATCTTCCAGAATGAAACTCAGTCTTGACAAATTTAAATTTGAATATTATAGATCCTCGCCACGCATTGAAGTGTTGAGCTACAAACGCGACTGGTGGGTAATTATAATATCCAGTAGCCAAAAAGTACTGATTCGGAGTCACCGAGTATGTAGTTATTATAGAATCAGCAACAGTTGCAGAGGCCCAGTTAAAAGTGTTAAACCAAGCTGGAATTTGTGTGATGTATGAAAAATCCATTTCATCAACTGCGGTACCAGACGAGCCCGATAAAGGCATGGTCGCTGGGTTAGACAAATATGAAAGGGATCTTACAGCAGAATCACCATCCACGTTCGAATGCCCGTTATTATTAAGAATAACAACTTTGCTTAAGGCATCGCCCTGAGAAGGTTTCGAATAACCAAATATGGATGCTGTTTGAGCTACTCGATCGCTAATCCAAGATGCGCCTAAAGCATAACCCCCTATAAGAGGTACACCCGATAGCTCATCAAAAGCTTTAGCAAAACGTCTAGCAACACCGGATACTGGTCCGGAGTATTTTGAAGCTTCCTTCTTTGAAATATCTTGACCTAAACCAGATTGGGGTTCTACTACACCGAACAATTTAACGTTCTCCAAACTCACATATATAGTATACGGTACTACCGTACTACCTGAGGGAGCAACAAGTGGTGAGTACGGACACAACGATAAAACTCCTAAAATTCTATCGTATGTCCCAGCAATGACCTTCTCTATAGGAAAGAAAGTATCTACACTTGCATATGGAATAACCAATTCTGCTGAAGTGCCTGAATTTATATCGAATTCAACATGCTTCAAAGTAGTACGTTGTACTAGAGTATGTTGCATCTCGTTAATTCTGATTAAAGTTCTGATGTTAGTAGGTTCTGAAAATGCTCCACACATGGGCATCCATACCATCATGTATCTCCCTTGTTGGAATCGGTTAGAATTGAACACAATCTTAATTCTGAAATCGCATCTGATACCATAATATCCACTAAGTTTTTCTCTCCATATCTTAGCATTAGCGTTCGCAAATACAAGATTAGGGAAAGTAACATCAGTAAAAGTCGTAATAGTATCTGTAGTAGCAAAATTACCTGAGGCTAATTTAATAGGCCTCTGTAAGAAAGAATGAATAGATTCCTCAGTAGTCTGAGAATCATTCATGTTGAGATACTTGCTTAATAGAGTTGAATAATAATTTTCCTCCTCTACTTTTACAATAGCATCATCAACAAATTGAGTGGTAGCTAAATTCGTTTCGGTAGCTACCTGCTCTTCTGGGGCGTTGCGGCCAGAAGGATTATCTCCTATTTCTGACTGCATTTCCAGTTCGTGGGTGGAACGCTTGCTTACCTTGGCAGGCTGTCGGATCGGGTTCAATTTCCGACATTTTCTGTTGGCCAACGTTATTTCTTTTCGAGTTGTAAATTTCATAATTATTTAATAAGGTGGCTATCCTAGTTTTTGATTTTAACGCCTTTACTGACGACATCTGTACGTAGATGCAAACGCTTTTTCGGTTGAGTCCGACTATTTATCCCATAGCTGGGGTGTTATTCTACTAGTACCTAAACGAGGTGTCCTTGACAACCTCATTATATACCACAGAATGGTCTGCTGAATAAATTCCTTTGGGTATCATGCCCTCATAATGTTCATGAAGAAGACTAGATAAAATAGGGAACCAATAATCATATGTTGTTCTCCCGTGTAGACTTAACTCACGTAAAACTACACCTACATTATCTACTGCTATTTCATCATCCTGCATTCCTTTCTTGGTCCAATTCAAAATTTCTATAGTAGCACTCAATCTGAGGGGAGCATCGTACAATCTCCTTCCTACTCTAGCGCTTTTTCTAAAAGACCTTTTCAAGAATTCAACTTCAGTTATTTTTCGAAATTTAACTACAGCCTCTCCTTTAGTTTCGGTAGTATATACCATTCCGACCTTTTTCATCAGGTTAGACATAAGTAATTCGTTGAAATAATCTTCATATTTCTCCGAAACCGAATATATACAATCATCTCCGACAGCAATTAGAGTGACATTTTTATTAAATTCACTAATATCCAAATCTCCTTCTAACCAAGCATATCTGAAACATAACTGGTTATACATTGTATTAATTATTATAGTCAGTGGATTACCAGATGGCATAGATGCTATCCATTCATATACAGTTTGTCCATATATATGACGTGAATTGGTTATTTCAGCCCAAAGAGCAGTACGTATCTTATTTCCTTCTTTGTCATCGTGTCCGTACCAAGTATTTATTATATCTAATACCCCATTCAACAAATATGGTTGTTCGTGTCCATCAAATTTACTAAAATCTCCTGCTCCGACATGAATACCATCTTGTCTCTCACCATGGATACGCAATCGATCAACTATAATAGACCACTGGTCTCCGTAAGGATTAACTCCTACTCCAGACCCAACTATAATATTTTTTTCTATGTAAGCTGCCATAAAAGCTCCAAAA